CCGGCATTCGCGCCACCCGGCGGGACAAGCCGAAGATTCCTGGCCGAATGCGGCCCTATAAGGCAAACAGCATGATCCGCGCCATTCCTTCAGCCGCAATAGACTTGGTGAAGGAGCAGGAAAGTTGCGTGTTGACTGCCTACCGGGATAGCGGTGGTGTCCTTACAATCGGCTACGGCCATACGGATCTGATCGTTGCGGACGGCGAAACATGTACTCAGGTCCAGGCCGATTCTTGGCTGATGGATGATATGGAAACAGCAGCGGAGCGTCTTTGCAAGCAGATAGACGGGGCAACTGAAAGCCTCACGGACAACCAATATTCTGCACTCTTGGACTTTGTGTTCAACCTTGGTTGCGATCCGAAGTGGACGATCTGGAAGCGTGTATCCTCAAAGCAGTTCGATCAAGTCCCTTTGGAAATGGCTAAGTTTGTCAATGCTGGTGGCAAGAAACTCCAAGGCTTGGTTAATCGGCGCAATGCCGAAATTGCCTTATGGGCAATGGGAGAGCCGGTTGTGTTGGAGAAGTTCGCATTGCAAACAATGCCGCCAATATCGTCATTGTAGCATTGATAGCCATTTACTTGAAGGCCGGCCATTCCAGTGGTGGACGTGGACGAACTCCCCGCAGACGTATCAATTGTGGTGATGGTTCCACCAACACCGCCCGTGACGATGGCAAGTTTTTGGTGAACAATATTTGAAAATGCGAACTGTGCATTGTATGGCTGCGCATTGCCGGGGATGGAGCAATTCCAGATAATAATCCCTGTTGTGGCGTTTAACTTGACAATTGCGCCCTGCCCCAGTGTTGCGGTGGGGCTGTTCTGACACCACATCAAAATGTTGCCGTCTGTCTGATCGGTGCAGACGCCGACCGGATATATAAAACTCCACCCCGCATTAATGTCCGTTGGGATAAAGGAGGCGACGGCAGTATTCCCGACAGTTACATCAGTTCTGTTGAAGTAAATCTTTTGCGTGTCGGTCGAGCCGGTTGGCCCATAAATCACATAGGCATTATTTGTTCCGGTCTTGCCGGGACAGGACAGCGCGCCGAATGATCCTGTTATTCCGGTTCCATAGGTCCATGCGACACTTGTAAGCGTGATTTGATTATAGACCGGGACTTCATGCAGTGACGCGCCGCTGCCCGGTCCTGTCCCTAGCAGATATTGAATGCCGGATGCTGTAACGGTGGAGATTGTGCCGCCCGCAAGAATATATGAACTGGGAGGCGGTGCGTTATTGCCGACAGAACCGATTTGGGCGAGCGTCGAGCCTTGGACTTGAACCAAGCCGCCGCCATTACCGCCAAACCATGTAATATATACTTGCTGTAATGCGTCGAGACCCACAGGGGATGTCCCCGAAAGAAACCCGACCGTTCCCATGGGGATCGTGTAAGTGGTGAGCAACGCATAGACTTGCTCGGTCCCGCTAATCAACCCAACTGAGGCCAGGTAATTATCGCCTGACGGTGATACGCCACCGATGATATAGACGTTCCTGTTGACCCAATCGACCGCGCATTGATGGGCAGCGCCTCCGCTACTGGTATGCGAGCCAATGAGGGCCTGGAGCGAAGGGAAAAATGACATTAGGTAACGGACCAAACAAGCGTGATGGCTATATTTGCTGCTGTTGCATCCTGCGATCCTGGCCACGTAATCGAAAACTGATCTCGCGGCACAAAGAAAATCTCGGTGGAAAATGTCACAACCACATTGCCGAGAGTGTCAATCGCCATAGTGCCGATCGAAGATGAGTTCTTATAAAGTGTGATGGTAATACTGCTAGTTGGTAGCGTTCCCGATGAAATCGTTATGATGCTGCCCGCCAAGGCTATGGGCAGACTAAGATCGCGGACGATGTTCACAACGGGATAAACTTCGCCCGCAGCAGGTTTACCCTCCATATAGATCGGCATGTCATAGAAAGATGTAACGCTCGGGGGCGGGTTTGCCGGACTATAGGGAGATGCTGTAAGCGCATCCCAAATAAGGTTTCCAAGTTGATCCTTGACCCGCTGACGATATATCCCAGACCCATAGATTATGGCCTGCCCGCGCGCATCTAGAATGATGGGATTGGTATTGAGAGTCGTCTGCCCGGAATCCTGCCAGGTATCCATCGGGACAAGAGTGCCGGGCTCGTAGAAAGCCACGCTACCAGCCACCAATGGATTACCATTGATATCGATGAACTGATTAACGCCGTTTGGCAGGATTGATGCTGTGACCATATTACCCGTATGTGAACTGAAGGGTTATCTGATTGGATTTTACGACTACTGATGCTCCGTCCGTCACAGTACAACGCAAATAGGCTATGAGGTTATCTCCGCTAGATAGATGTGCCGTTGTCGTTGTGGAGGAAGCCGTTGGAGAATTTATCGTAATCCCAGGAGGGCCGAGGACTTGTGACCACGCATAAGTATATGCACTGGTCCCTCCTAAATGTCCTGCGGTGAGAGAACCAGAAGTGACAGAGCCCATTCCTATATTGCCGGAATAGGTCGGGGTGGCGTTGGATTGAAACCCGCCAACTGAGTGCTGGCCCGCATAGAAGACGGGGCATAGCCCAATCATGAGATGTTCAACATAGGGGAGATGACAATCTCGGAAGATGAATGGGCATAAAAGGCGAAATAATCCACGCCGCTACTAATTCCGCTCAGATTGACTGTTGCGATACCTCCGGCTGATTTGTAGGCAGTACCCCACGTTATTGCGAGAGAACCTGAAGACTGCGCAATGCGGAATAGTCCAGATTGTCCTGGTTGGACATTGATAGGGTTACTGAGTGTGTAGCTAGATGAGATTGTGACTGTAAAATAATTGGCCAGCGAAAAATCCGGGATTGAGGCATTCGAGGTAACTGTCAATGGAGATTCGGTGCCATAGGTCTGCGCCGTGAAATTGCTTATACCGCTGTAGATATTGTTCCCATTGAGAAGCGGGATAGTGGTTCCTGACGTACCAATATTATAGGTCGAAGCCGTTCCCGATGCGCCAATTGCAGCAGAAGGAAAATAGGCAATAACCTGCCACCAACCCGCTGTATTGATAAATTCCAAGAGAGCGTAGGAACCTGCCTGGGTGACAAGATTAGCCGCGCCCGGAATGACCAAAGTTGAGGCGTTATAAGTGAGCGTGCATATCCCGGCGAACTCGACTAGATAAGTGGGATTGTCGAGGACTGCCGAAGCACCAAAGCTCGTTATTGTTGGGGTCCCAGTAATTAGGATATTGTTAGACCCGACTGTGCCCAAATCGGTAGTAGCAGCTCCAACGATGGATTGTTGGGTACCAAATACGCCTTCACCAACCTGATCTATTTCCCCATCCCAGATCGTATTGCCTAAGCTATCATTAACGATTTGGCGATAGCTTCCTTGGCCATAGATGATGGCTTGGCCTCGGCTATCCAGAATAATCGGGTTTGTGTTAAGGATGGTTTGGGCGGAATCTTGCCAAGTATTTGCTGGAACTAAAGTACCAGGTTCATAAAAATAAACAGCGCCGCCTACGAGTGGCGCGCCATTTATGTCCACGAATTGATTGACGGCATTAGGGAGAATATTGGCGGTCATGTGGTCTCATGCTTGGGCGATAATCGGGATATTGGTGATTTACAATTTCATCAAGGGATATCGGGAAGCTTCACTGCGAGCCAGATTCTGGCGGCTGGTTGAGTTGGAGTTGTCTAGCTCCGATGACGGACGATGGCAGCGCATATGGGTTAATGCCACTCATCAAGGAATTGCCGCGAGAGCCGAGGACAGAGTTCAGCGTGCCTTGTCCTTTCGTAGCGGCGCCTAAGATTGCTCTTTGATAGACTTTGCTTCTGAGGGCAGCGCCGGCGATTTTTCCGGTCGCCAATGCGCCAGCGACGGGAGCCAAAACGCCAGGATGGGTAAAGGCCAAGAGCGCGCCCCCGCCTTCCGCGCCCCCCAACAGCATTTTGTAATACAAACTGCGCTCTGCGGTTGTGCTATTAGTTGTTTCCTTGAGAAATGCTTGGCTGATGTCGGACAATTCTCCAAGATCGCCCGCGCCCATATAAGCTCTTTGTTTATAGGATTTGTTGACAACGCCTTGAAGAAGGGCGGGGGAAAGCATTCCCGTAGGCCCGGATTTTGCCGCCAACGGTTCGATGGTTTTCATAACCTTGTATTGTTGATCAGCCTGTTTCAGGGCGGCAATGTCTTGAGGAGCGGCAGAGTTTTCCAACGCCTGATTAAGAACTCCCTTCATGAGCTTTGCCGCCGCCCTTATAGGTGGAGAGCCAGTCGTGGCGGCGCTCGAAAGCATTCCATCTTGGGACGTAAGTGACTTGAACGCGGCGCCGGGAATTGTCTTTGTCGCCGGGTCAACAGTGCTGGCAATCTGCGCCACCATGTTTTGAATGGGCTTAAGTTCCCCTTCCGTGGCATAATTAGAAACTTTGGAAACAACATCACCCAAAGCCGCTAGGATGGAATCGCTATCTTGAAGGTTTGTTCGAGCAGCGACATCATTATAGACACTTCCGATGCGAGTCTTGGCAGCGGCCATGACGGCGGGTTTAAGGTTAGGAGCATCTTCACCCATGAGATTGGCGGCGGCCTTAGTAATCGCCGCATTCTGTTCCGCATTCTGAGCGGACAGCCCGCTAAAGGGTAGTTTCGAGGTGGCCGAATCGGCGAAGTGGGAAAAGGGAGATTCGCTGATCTGACTCCCTCTAAGATTTACGCCATATTTATTAATGGCGGCCGACGCCAAGGCTGCACGATCCGGGTCAATATCGCTGCTATGGAGAATATCGAACAACTTGCCCCCGAGGGCTTTCGCGGCCGGTAGGGCTGTATTTAAGGTAGCCCCAAGTTCGGCCCCTTGCTGGATTTGCTGTCCTACAGGTTGATCCGAGCCACCGGAGGTTAGGGCAGCTGCCGCAGCGCCTTGGCCAGCCCCAGCCGCACCCTTGGAGGCCAATTGCAGCAACTTGTTGCCCTTGGTTGCCCCGGTCAGGAAATCGACGGCAGGAGCTACTGTAGGGGCTGCACGGCTAATTCCAGCGAGTGCCGGACCTAGAACTTCCCCACCCGCCGCCATGGCAGGGAGTGAGCCCGCGATTTGACCACCTATTCTACCTATAGTTGCAGCCCCGCTATCCCCATATTGACCCTGGAATTGGTTTCGGGCCTGGGCATGATAAGCCGCTGCCTGGTTACCGCTTGGTAGGAGTCCACCAAGGGTGATTGGGCCAATCTTCTTGTCCACCCATTGCTGGATTGGGTCGATGCTGGATATGACATCCTGAAGCCCTTGGCGAACGCCCGCAGAGGCGGATTCCAGCATGGAGGGCTGCGCGCCAGATGTCTTTGTAGATGGGGCGGGTATTCCTGAGGATGGGGCCGCTGTGCCCCCCAGCGCCCCCAAAAGTTGTTCATCCGAGACATTTGCTCCCGACGACTGAGGCGCGGAATTGCTCCCGCCCAATGCACTCAATAGATCATCGTCGGAAACGTTCTGTCCCATCTTGGACTGGATTACCTATTTGCGATTTGAAGGGGCGAAGGAAAGATGAACGTGGTTGCCTTCATCAATAACCTGATCGAATGGCATACCTGATTGTGTAATTCTCTGAATAGCATCTGCATTGCTAATGCCCTTAGGGATAAAATCATATGCTTCGCCTGGAACAAGATGCGCCGAGTTGGGTACGCCGCCAACCGCAGCATTTTGCTGTGGAGTTCTATAGCCACTCGTAATGGTAACTGGCGCACCAACCAACTGGCCCAATAAGCCAGAGGGATCATAATCACTTGATCCAGCCATTTTGCCGTGCGAACTGTGCGCTCTGGAAGAGTTGGTTTTTCTCGGATTGCGTCATGCCGGAAAGCATTTTCTTCTGATCCTGAGGGTTCATGTATTGGGCTTGGAATACGCGAGGGTCATACTTCTGATTGAACTGTTTGGCGAAGGAAGCATAAGAGCCAGGACCATTCTGTTGGGCATATGCCTGCCATGCCTGGTTCTTGGCAGAGATCGCATCCTCATTCCCCTTGAGCATCGAGATGATCCCTTTATTACCTAGCTTGGAAAGCTCGGAATTTGGGCTAGTCAGAGTAGTTGCGTCCAGCTTTGCATCTGTGCCGGTTCCGCCCAAGGCTTGGAATTGAGATTGTGCCAGCATCCCAGCCAATTTGTTGAACTGCTCTCGGGATGAAAGACCTTGGGCATTGAAATTAGCACCTGGAACATTTGCATTAACAAGCTTGAGCATATGAGCAATGCTTTCGGTACCCGGACCAGACGTGAAATCTCCCAACTCAGCCTCGAGATTTCCAAGAGTGGCTTTATTATCCATCACGCGATCCGCGCGAGCAGAAAGTGTATTGCCCTGATTGGCTTGGAAGGTTGCTGAAGTTGCTGCGGCTTCAGGAGCGCCCAAGGGCGGCGCAGCGCCTATACCACCACCTTGACCTCCGCCCGCTCCGGTTCCACCACCGCCGCCTGCATATTGCATTTGGCCAGCCTGCTGATTGAAGACCGGCGTTGTCGGCGGCAGACCCTTTTGGATTGTACCAGCCAAAGATGGCGCACCCATTTGCGGGGTGCGAATCAGGCCAATCGCATTGCCCATATCGACCTGTTGCGGCTCGGGCGATAGGGCCTTAAGGCGCTCTCCGGCATTCATAACCTGTAATTGTTGCTGCTGTGCCCAGGCAGGGATTTGCGAATCATCAATCTGCCCCTGCTGATTACGAGGCAAGGAAGACCAAATCTTCGCGGCCATATTAGTATCAGCCAGACCATTCGTTGTGGCATGAGCCAATGCAGCGGCGACATCAGCCGAAGTCGAACCGGGTTTTACGAGGGGGGCTAGATACCCTGCAACTGCCTGTAAATGTGCTTGGGCCTGTTGGACCTTGGCAACATCAATCCCGATATTGCGCGATTGGGCTTCCTGCGAGTTCTGAATGGCTTGGGGAAGACCAAGGGTAACTCCAGCACCATTGGGGCCGGCGAGTAGGCCTGGGATTTTGGATGGGTCTAATTGGCCCGTTTGAGGATCAACCGCGTCCTTATAAATCTGTCCAAGCCCAAGTTTGGATTGATATTCCTGTTGGAACAGCTTGTTTTGGTTCATCGCGTTCTGAATAGCCGCAATGCTTCCCAATGTCTGAATGGGAGACGAACTGGGATTCTGTTGTGGGTATTGTGGAGAGCCGATCTCAGACATTTCTAATCACCCAAAATAGAATAACCAGCACCCCCTGTGCCAGCACCGGACCCACTACCACCAAGATACTGCGCCAATAATAGATTGCCGGGAATGCTATTGGCTGCATTCGATATTGAATTTCCTGCTCCGATAGCTCCAGATGCAGCCGCGTTCCCTGCTGAAACCTGGGAGGCACCAATGTTCGCGCCCGTGGCTTGGCCTACGCCGGCAATAGCCGATCCGGCCGACATTCCAGTATTGGCTGACCCCTGCAATAGGCTCGCGTAATTGCCGAAGTTCGATTGAGCTAGACCAGTTGCATAATTAGCTGCGCCCTTTAGAGCTGCGCCGCTGTCACCTAAGCCTCTAGCTGCTGCGCTATTCTGGACGGACTTAAGGCCCTGATTAAGGGTGAATTGATAGCCCGGAAGATTCGATAGTGTGTCCTGCATAGTCTGAGAGTTTCCGCCAACGCCCAAGAGGCTATTGAGGGTGCTATAGGCTCCTAGCCCACCTTGAACATATGGGTTTAAAAGCTGTTGGTTCTGGCTGTAGATATTCTGTTGTGTGTTTGCAGCAGTATTGGCAGCATTTTGCTGGGCGTTTGATCCAATAATTGAACTACCCACTCCCGCAACAGCGGAAATTCCAGCGGCCCCGATTAGCGCCCCAGCAATGCCCATCTAGTTCTCCAATCCTACGCGGTACATTTTCCCGAAATCCTGTGCGCCCAGACGTTTATAAAGACTGCCCATCCTCTCCCCATCGCCTCTGATACCCGCCCTCATGAAAGTCTCATGGACGCCCTTTTGCTTGAGAGATGCCAAAGCAGCGCGCTGAAGTTTCAGACCCAGGCCGGGGAAAGCAGGAGAGGCATAGAAAGCCGTGTGTTGCGATGTCTGCGTGTCATGCAATTCCATGGAGGGAACGATCATGGTGACCAAATATCCAAAAGGTCTTCCGTTGGAACGCCCCACCATCACCTGCAACAATCCGCTGTCATACATCTGGCCCATGAGGGGTAAGTTCTTGTTCTTCCAATTGTCGGGATGCTCGCCAATGTCGGAACAATGCTGCTGAAATAATTCCTGGCAATCCCTGATCCAGTTGATGAACGGTTCTTCTTTGATAACGACGCCAGCCATTTCGACTGGTTTGACCGCTAGATCTTTGAGCATTGCCAGTCTGGCTTGGGCTCTGAGCATATTGATGGCTGGCATATGAGCTAGAAGATAACGCCTCAGAGCCTGGAAATTGATCTGGACGTTGACCTGGCTCCATACATTCCACCAACCGGAATCACGCTTATAGGGCGTGCAATATTCAAAGAGATCGCCGCAAACATCTTCATCGGCTAGATCCGCGAAGCGAACGGTATAAGCTTGCAAGCGCCCTTCTATTTGATCCAGCTTATGATCGAGCCCGATCATGATCTTACGGATATCGGATGAAGGAGCTGGAACACCAACCTTGACCAGGCTCTCAACCACTTCCTCGACAGGGCGGCGAATAGTCACAACCTTTAGATCAGGTTTGTATTTCGCGAGTAGCCGCCAGAATGGTGCGGCGCCAGTTTCACAAGTCCCGGTATTCTCAAGCGATAGCCAAGTTCTTACGTCGTCCAGCGTCCGCATATAGCGGAGTTGCTCATGCCCACAATGCCAATCCCGATAGGATAGAAACTGCGAGAGCCATGCTGTTCTAGAGCGAGGAAGAGCATAGACAATAAAACTCACGTTTTCACGATATAAGAAACAGCAGCATACGGCGGCAGGATTGAGAATGAAGCACCGGAACCAGTCGTATTTGTCGTGGTGATACCCGTCGTAGACGTTCCAGTAGTCCCGCCAGTCGCATCAATCGCCCCAACATTCGTCCCCGTGGTCCCGATGCTATCGGGGGCTACAGTTGTATGATTGTGGCCCGGATCAGTGATGGAGTGACTATGAGCGGGAAGATTGGCAGTCGAAAGCGTAACACTCGAAACTCCGCCTCGTGTACCTATCGTAATCACTCCGGCCCCTAACGCCGTTCTATTCGTTAAGTCAGGAACATTAAAAGTGGTCGATCCATCCCCAGCGCCCCATGTAGTTCCTATCACAGTATAGAGCGCCGCATAGATTGTACGATCTACTGCCGCACCGTTACAGAGAAGCCAACCAGTTGGAGGGGTGGAAGACCCGAAAGCCGTTATCATCCCAGTAGGGCTTACTGCACTACCTTGAGCCGCTCCCGTGCGAGCCCACAGGCTCATCATAAATCTCAGCCAGAATGTCGTCCATTGGAAGTTGTTATTTGGATCAACAACTGGAGAACTATTCTGGGGAAAGCCTTGGTTTGGGTTTGGCGCACCTACGCTGCTCAAGATGCGCTCTCAACCACATCGAGGTAAACACCTTGGATAGAGGTCTTAACTGGAGCGGACCAAGACATCTCATAAACCCGGTCGCGCGCCAATCCTAAGCGATTCCATTGCACCGAACCCTGATAAAATCCTTCTGGTCCCAAGGGCTGAAGGACTGCATTTCCATAGGACCGTCCAGCATTATCCGACCATCTTAGAGACACATAATCATTGTCATTCGTGGCCCCGGTCATTTCGTTGCCAACTTCCATCGCTGCAATCAAATTACGATGGACAAGGCGTTTGTTCTCATTGGTGACATGAGGAAAAGACCGAACGCGAACTATGGGATCGCCTGTAGTTCCATCCCATTGGTCTAAATATGTATCTAAATCCAATGTGTAGAGATTGCCGTTTGCGAAATCTCCGCAGACCAAAAGTCCATTATAGGCACTGAAGCAATTGGGTCTCCAACGGTGTAGTTCACCTTCTGGACCTGTCCATGCTCTCTTATGCCAACGCTGTTCCCCAATATCATAAACCCAAGTCACATCGTCTTCGGGGAAAGTCAGGACATAGAAAACATGTCCCTCTTGGAGATAGGTAAATCCCAAGGCTGCTTGAGGATTAGTATAAGTGGCTAATTCCCGATCTATGGGCTTGGTCGAAATCTGTTTTACCCGGTATTGTGCACCCTCGAATACAACATTTGCACCTCCCGCATCCTGTCCCAGCCAATAGACAGACAGGTCATATTTGGCGATGGAGCCTACCGCAGTACATCCATGTTCAACGAAAGCGCCAGGCATCGCTTGGAAGGCAAAATCCGCCGCTCCTGCATCGTACCAAACCTCAGATGTTTCCGCCCCAATCAGCCAAATCTCTCGGTGCATGACCTTTAATCCGATGAGATTATCATTCCCACCATTCTTCCCGGCTATGTCGAGAGGATCAAAGGCTAAACCACCTACTAACATCGCGAAGGTGGCATTTTCGAGCGTGAAGAAGAATTGATTGGTTCCAACAACTGTGAAGAGTAGAAACCCATCAATGTAGTCCACCATAGAAGTGGCATAGAAATTAGTGCCCGATACTGCGTTCCAAGAATTGTCCGCGAGATTGGCGCAGAAGGCGAAGGCGGTTCCATCTACAAACACAACCGCGAAGGTATTGTCCTTAACTGAGACAAAGCCGGTATTTGTGGTGAGAGTACCGAGACTAGTCCACACATAAGCGGGCGAAACGTAATAGACGGTATCCGCGACTACGACATACAGATTGCCATTTGAGGCCGCATATGAAGCCCTGACTTCTCCCATGACAGGGGCTGTTGTCAGAATGGGCGTGCCAGGAGTGGGATAATGTGTGGCAGGAAAGGGTGAATCCTCTGGATTTTTCTCGATGTAGAGATTGACGCACTTTTGGGCATCTGCGATGGCAGATCTGGCTTCATATGCACCTTCGGTAAGAGGAATTTTCAAGCGGCCTCATCCATTAGGACTTTACGGGCGCATTCGAACATCCCGTCCCCATGTATCTTGATTCCGATATCAAAATATTTCGCGAGCTGAAAGAATTGCTCCGCCCCCTTGGCTTCTGCGGCCCAACTGCGAGTGGTGGTAAAGGTCTTTCCCCCTATGACTTCTCCATCTTCCACTTTGCCACCGAAATTCATGTGAAGTATGGGTGCATCTCCCCATTCGCTCGCCCCCGCATGATGCTTTCCGTCGATAAAGCACCCATCCCAGCCCCAGAACTCGAAGTCTGTATATCCAAGCCGAAACATGAGCCAGCAAACCGACATGGTGACCGAGCAGCATGGAGCAACATGGGATTTGCCCAGAGCCATATGGTCACTGATATGCCAGAGATAGACTTTACGCCCTTTGAGTTTTTTCATGACTGCCGGATGGCATTTAGAGGCTACGAGGTAAACCGTCTCTTTCGGCGGATTGTCGGGCAATAGATCAGCCACCCGTTCTTGTGGATCGCAGACCGCCCAATAGGTTGGGGCAAGCCCAAGATCGGTAAACATCTCCATGCTGCCGTTGAGAGCCAAAGTCGGATAAATCATCTTCAGATCTGCGCTCTTTGCCGATGGCCCATTGGCTATGACCGCCAATGTCCTGCGCGATATGATGTCAGGAATATTAGCCTGAAGATTGATTTCAACCTGCGCTTGGCAGGTTTTATCATCGACGGGAGCAAGGTGATCGAACCCGGTTATTAATGAGCCGGGCTCGATGTCTTCATGCCCCACGTTGAACGACCCAAAAGGTTTTGTTAACGGCGATATATTGATTGGCCTTGTTGATGGCCAACGTGGTATCCGCAACATTCGTGGACGCCGCGCCAATTTTCCCACCTGTAGCAGGGTAGACTTTAACACCGAACGTCGCGGCATTGCCCACGATGACCTGTAACCCGGTAGAAGCGGCTGGCAATTGCACACCCTTGGTCGAAACTGTGGTGGCAACGGTGACAATGGCAAGCGTTTTGGTGATAGGGACCGCACTACCCTGCGTAGACCCAGCCGCAGTGATAATCTGGGGAACCAAAGTGGCCGTTCCAGACAACGTCAAGTTTGATACGAATGCCGGTGCCGGCGTGCCATTTCCACTCATATTGTTGTATGCATCCACCAGCGTATCTATGGGCTGGCTAGTGAATACGCCCTTATAGTTACCAGAAGGCGTTTTGCTTAAAGCGGCCATGTCTCTCTCCTTTGCTTGTTAATAAGTAGTATCAGAAAAGATATTATATTTGTTTCCGCGCCCGATCCCGACCGGCATCCTAAGTCTTGGAACTGCTGCATTCATATTGCGGATTGTTGATAGGGCATCTTCCGCAAGAGCAACTAGGCTTGGATCAGGCTGTAGTTGATACATGGGCCTCACCCTACATCCCAAATTATAGCGCAGCGCCCCATAATATTGACTTGGAAGATTGATCTCGTCCGCAAGATTTGCGAACTGCGCCAACTGGGCTTTGACCAAAACATGAAGCTCGTATTGGCTTGGTTGGATCACGGGCCATGGATAAAGCACGCCCAACGGATAAACTGGATCATAGAATAGATACTGCGGAATCGTGGTGAGTTGCTTCAGACCGATGCGGGAATAATCTTCCCTGCTGGAGAGCAACTGAAGTGGATAATCAATCTGATTAGGCGAAGATGCAGACACTATCTGGCGGAAGTAGCACCCATCTTCCATGCGATCTGGGCGCTGCATAGAACCAGTGTCGATATTTCCACCGGGGCCAATCGTATAGGTCATATTCCCGGTGGAAACAACGGATAGGTCTAGCAAGTGATAAAGCAGCCAACGCTTGGAAGCCCATTCCCCAAGCATCATGTTCATGGTGTCAAAAACATCGTTGGTGTCCTCGGCTGTAGCTGTCTGGCCAACACCCAAAACACCAGTATCCTTGAGAACCAACCGGATGATGTCGGCCGGGGTTGTAACCGTCATGGCGCCGTCACCGTGAAACTACTTTGATTGGAAAGGATGTGCTGGGAAGGACTAGCGCCGCTATTGTCATAGATCACATAGGCGTACCAAGTCCCCAACTGGTTCAGGTCCCCGGCCACGAAGTAGTACTGCGCATATTGGTTGGCCAGGAATGTCCCAAGGGCCGTTGCAACATTGACATTCGGGGCGGTCACGCCGGCCGCGCTGGTTTTCGTGAGTATCGTTCCATCCGGACGGGTGAATACAATGCTCAATGTCGTGAAGGCGCTCAGATCGAACGATGTATTGAATACCGCCGGCACGCCGTAGGTGTTTTCATTGACGGTGATAACGGCTGTCATGGGAACACTACCTGACCTGGAATGGGGGGATTGATCATCGCGCCACTCATGGGAATGGGATTAAGGGTTATGATTGCGTCCAGCGGAACTTGGCCCGGAAGAGCCGCCACCATCGGCACGCTCGCTGAAGTCAACGCTCCGGTCATGGGAATGGGATTCATATTCATGATGGTGGTTATCGGGATATTGAGATAGTTCGCTATCGAGAACAGCGACCCGACAAATCCAGTCGCGTATGCTCCCAAAAGAGTGAGCATTGTAGCCGCCGAGGCTGAAAACTGGCCTACATGAGAAGTGGCGGCAGCGCCAGAAAGAGCTATGGTACTGCTATTGGACGGGGCCAAACTCCCCGGTGTTCCAGTCGCGGCCGCGCCCGGCAAGACTGTAGAAGCGGTTGGAACTGGAAGAAACGAGGCGATGACGGATACAAGCGTGATTGGCGTTGCGCTAAGTGTCCATGTCGGGTTTATAGCCGCCGCTGCCCCTTGGACAATCCATGCAAGACCAGTTCCGTAATTTGTCCCGGCCGTAAACGGTTTCTGGTCGGTTATGGAAAGACTGTTATTGACGGATAAAGTGGCTCCCGCCGCCCCGGCGATGCCTGCCGCCGTGATGACCAGGCTGTTATCAGAGGTCGGAGTTATGGATCCAGGCTGGACGGTCGTGCTGGCGGCCGTATTGCCGGTATTATTGTGCTGATCAAGTGCGCCGCTGGCCTTAACCCCGGAAAACGCCGCAGCTGTAAGGCTTGGAAATGACCCACTGACCGTGAATGTGTGGCTGGCGTTAACTGTCGGATTGAGACAATACCAGAGATTAATTTGCTGAGTACTGCCATCGGCCTTGGTTGTGATCGACGTATAAGTATTGCTTTGATTATCGGTGACGGTCGGCGGCGCGCCATTGGAATCCGTTGCAGCGATGACGATAAGATTGGCGCCCGTTGTATTAACGGCGCCCGTGGTTCCTCCCGGCGAAACCGCTGCATGAGCTACAAGAACGATAGCCATTGATTAGGCAATTCGTAGGATGGCGGAACTGCTATTATTTGTCGGGAGCGTAAGGGTAAGAGTTCCGGCCGTGACACTCACGGTTCCACCGAATGAACCAACATAAACTGCCTTATTCGAGGCGCTGGAATTGTAGATCATGCAGCCGGCCGCTGAAAATGTGGCGCTTGTCCAATTCGGGTTGACACTCCATGACCAGAATGCCGTTGTGCTGGTCGTGGTCGGCGTTATGTTTTGCGCCGCGGTAAAGGCAAAGCCGCCTGTGGTATATCCAGATCCGTTCGGAACCTCGTCGGAATTGCCCGTGATGTCGCTATAGTTTATTGACGTAGCGCCGTAGGTTCCGGTTGGTGATGGAATTATCAACGCCACCTTGAATACATTGCCGCTCGTGGTCGTGAAGTTATGGATTGCCTGAGCTAATTCAGCCTTGAAACTGGTTGGAAACGCCGTAGTAATTGAACCCATTAACCAACTCCCATCATTGGCAGCGTCGAGGCTGATGCTGTTTTAACCGTTTCATTCACATAAGTACCAGGCGCAATACGCTGCTTGGTCTGTGTCTCATTGACATAGATTGGAAATGGAAACCCTGCAGCTATTCTCTGTTTTGTGTTAGCCATGTCTCACGCGATGGTTACGGCTGGATCGATGTTTATGGTCAAGGATGGTTTGGCGACTTTCACGGTGAAGCGAACGTAGCCGGCCAAATTGGTTGTGAAACTGGGCACCGCGAGTTGATAATTATTTCCCAGTCCACCAGTGGCCCACGTTCCCGCTGCAAGCGATGATCCCGCTGTTAATAGATTTGCAGGAGACGTAGTTGCCAAAGACGCAATCGGGAAACTCGCATTACCTAGATATTCAACATCAACCCATATATCCGATGTGAGCAGAGATGCTGTTGCGCTTGTGCATTGAATGAGTGTGGCCGCATAAGTTCCAGCCGCTGCCCATTGCACGATCTGGAAACACTCAAAAGGAAACGCGCGCGTATTGTTCGCGTTGGTGACCACTTGCCAGCTAATCGGCGTCACCCCGTCGCTGGCATTGTTATAAACAGTCGTAGATGTCGTAAGTGTGCCGCCGAACTGATAACTCTCTTGGCGATAGCCGTGCGCACCTGAGTCCGAGATGATTAGATCGCTGCGGCTTCCTGGAGAGCTAGGTGTAGTCGCCACTGTTACTGAAGCGCCCAATCTGCAATTTAATGCCCGCGAATAAATGCTGCCATGCGCACCGAATATTGTAAATCCGCTCGTCAATGCTGAAAGATCAACGCCATCTAAATAAACATTGGCCGTTGCTCCGCTCGTCGTTGGGAACAAGATAGTCGGCGGCGTGCCAGTAATGGCGCCCGCTGTATTGCTCCAAAAAATATTTCCTACAATGGGCTTCAGCCCTTGCGCGACATTTCCGAACGAGACCGTCACATTTTTGAGGGTGAATGATATGTCGCGGTCTACGGAGGCCGTTCCTTGGAAAAATATTCCAGCGCCACCAACCGACGCAGTGCCTAGGGAATTTAAAGAACACGCTTCATAGAATTGGTGATCTGAATTTCCTACGGCACTACCCCCGCAACTCAAAGATGAAGTCCCCGCGCCTGTCCCAGCAAAATAACTCACTCCGTAATTGTAGAAGCTGCCAGCTAAAATGAGAGCCGATGTTCCTGTTGTCGTTACCGTTGCGGTCGTCGCTAAACTGCTTCCCGTGGGCGGGAGCGCCGCCGTGTGGTCTATGCAAAAGATATAGTTTGGTACTGTAAATACATTGATACTTGGAACGGAAATAGTCATCGCTGTTGATTGTGTCTCGGCGTGATTATCGCCGACATAATACGTATCGCCAATAGCACCCCAATTGGTAGCAACAGCGTTTGCAAGCCGCGCTTGCGGCGCATTCCATTTGGCATACGGTCCACCTGCATTCGACGGCCCACCCGCGCTAGCCGTCGCAATGCAAGTCCATGTGGTTGATGCGTCAGTGGTGGTCACGCCGAGCACTGGCGTGGCCAGCCCAGCTGGCTGAGCGCCGACGCCGCCAGCGTTCGTTCCGGCCGTCGCACAGATGAACCAGCCAGTGCCGGCGATGTTGGTGATGACCTGGCCGAGTGTCCAAGTGCTGCTGACGGTCCAGATTGGCGTGTTGGTCGCATCGCCGCAGACGCCGGGCTGCCCCGTGCATTCCTGAAACGTCTCTAGACCCGTGCTACTATCAGTCTGCTTAGCGCCTTTAGTAAAGGTCCAAGATGGCTCTCCGACTGAAAGACCTGGGGCCGTGCAGACATACACGCGCTCGTTCCCAACGGCTGGAGCGGTTTTCGGGATTACGAGTTGACCTACCGTGTACGTCGCCACCGCCCATTGCGAGACGGCATAGTAGCCGGTCGATGTGCCGTTTCCATAATTCACATACCAGACGGTTGACCGGATATTCGCCACTAGATGTTCTTCACATAAAGGGCTGAGATGTTTACTCCACTAGCGCCACCGGTACATGTCCAATTGGTGTTAACGGTGCCTTGCTTAAATCCGTCGCTGGATGGAAGTATAAATCCGCGCGTATCATTAGCAGGAACATAGAGCGAAAACTGTGTCGTTCCGGCTGTAGAATCCTTGAAGGTAAGTGTTACTGCGCTTGCTGTCGTGTTTGCAGCAATTATTCCATAAAGATCGTTAAAGGTGGACCCGATCTGGGTGACGATTGTGGTTTCCGAAGCACTTGAAAGGGCTGTATATTGATTGGCTTTGAGATCACGCACATTGCCGATAACGATAACTTGATGCCCTTCCTTATCGGCCATCAAATTGACGACTTGCCCATCCGTAACAGCGGTTGGATTGGCTGTGGCGGCTCTAGCACCGACAGTCAGGGGGCTTGCGGTAAGACTCGATCCTGAAGCAGTTGGACCAGCCGCTTGAACTGCAAACGTTCCAGCGTTTGTAACTGCTACGCTTTGAGCCGCACTAATACCGACAGTCCAAGTTCCAGTTTGTGCGGCTTGGACTGCGAAAGTCCCGGTATTGGTGACAGCTATAGTTTGGGATGCCGAAATCCCAACTGTCCATGTACCAGATTGGGTAACCGCTAATGTGGCAGGAAACGCCACGAGAGCACGCAGATTACCACTTAAATCCTGGCTGAGAGGCTCGGAAACGCCTTCGGAATAAGTTGGGGACGCTGCTGTAGCGACTGCCGCGCTCGTAGCCGAGATCGATCCTGTAATATTAATAGACCCATCAGCATTTGGCTGGATGAAATGATCTGGATGGGTTGGGTCTGCGACCGCTACGGAATTACGAACTAAGGGATCCGCTGTCATGTGATCCCCATAGCCTTAGCAACTCGTTTGAACCAAGCCATAGTTTTCTGCCACCAATTCAATGTGGGCGCGGGAATTTGAGCCGGTATAGTCGGAGCCACGACGCCATTGTTGATCTGGATAAGATGGGACGAAACTATAGGCCGCTTGGATGGAGGAAGACGTGGTGGACGCACCCTCAACTCCAATTCCTCGCCTTCATTCTGAGCAATGGCGTCCGGGTATCCCGTCATCTGCACCCATTTGGGGTATTCGACAAATTCTGGGGGCGTGAAGTTCATATATGGATAATGAAAGTTCGTAATCTTTTGCCCGATGCCATCGGCTCCGTTCGATACAATAAATGAACCGGCAGCAGGGGCTTTACGCATTGATCTTGATAGTGCCTTGGATGCGCTTGGTATTCTGGGCCAGCAATTTGGCCTCTGCCTCAGCGCTCTCAACGATAACGCTAGGCTGACCTTCGATGTGGACCCACTTGGGGTATTCCACATATTCGCCTTTATCGAAGGCGGTATTGCTGTAATGGAAATTGGTGATTTTCATGCCGATGGCCTTCATCTTCGGTGTTTCTCCAGATAGGCGATCATTGATTTAAGTGTTGTGATTGAATCTTCTATTTTTCCTAAAGCGCTATTGCAGTTCCAGCATAAAAGGCCGCGCACTTGGCCTCTGTTATGACAATGATCGACAGCAAGACGCTTTTTTGAGCCGAGTTTACCATCTATTGCAGTTTCATCCCTTTTGCAGATGGCACAAACACCGCCTTGGTTAGACAGCATTGCGTCGTATTCTTTGATACTCAGGCCAAATCGGCGGTACAAATCACGACGGCGCTCCCGGCCAGGATGTAATATTTGCTGAGATGCCCATTTTCTTGCATGCCAATCTTTTTTACTTTCGTCGGGCCTTCTTTTGAGGGTTTCTTTCCAATGAAAATTTCCTGGTCCATACGGTTCGATAGTGAATCGGCTCAGAAGGTGGCTACGAGAAGGTCTGATGCCTATATCGGAAACAAATTTCCAAAAATCATCTCGCCATATGTCTGCCAACGAGTTCGTTTGTTTGCGCTCAAACCAAAGGTGGTAAAATGGGTGACATCTTTTATCACCCGTGTTGACCTTATGAGTGCGCCCATATTTCCATTGAAGTTGATAATGATTTTCGCAAAGACCGAGGCTTTTAAGTGGCTTACCGCAGCCCTCAACTTTACAAAACCCTTCAAATTTCTTCCGAGGCATTTGATATCTCCGCTGTGATATGGCGCACAAAGAATGCCACATCACAGCGAAAACATCAAACTTAATCAGACCTTATCAGCAACCACGCACGCCCATTCTGGGCGCACGAATAACCACCCGAAGAGGATGTCCAGACGATCTGCTGTCTGGTCTGTGCCAATCACATACTGGCTTACTGCTCTCATGGAGATGCCATCCATCTGATCACGCGCGCCCTTAACATTGGGCGGCATTTCCAGATCCGCGGTAACCATCGTCACGGCCTGCTTGGCATAGACGAAGTTCTGCCGGTAGGTTGCACTGGCAGCCGCAGCCAGGGTAATCGTCGCGTTATTGAGCGGCGAAACGTCCACGGTCTGATACTGAACGGCATTACCAGCACTGGCAGGAACAATGGCCGGGTAGATCGAGATCGTCGTAGCTCCCGATGCGGCGGGTGTCGTCACCACAAACTGGCGAAGCTGTCCCGTGCTAGTCTTGGTCACGCGGTTAACGGCATTCACACCTGAGATGGTGAAAATATCGCCAACATTGAGTGTGCCTGTGATGGCAGAGACAGTGAGGGTCGTTCCGGTCTGGGATCCACCAGAGACATTACCCGCCGAGTAAGTACCCATCGTATGATTGAGAGTAGTTTGATCCATGAACCATTCAAAGTTCAGGGCGTCGTACATACGGGCATTACGATATTGCCGGCTGATTTCGGTGGCGGGATTAAATAGGCCCGACAGGCTCGAAACCGTTCTAGCCATCGTGAATGGGCTTAGAATAGCCTTGCGGTCCATGACCTGAGCCGAATTGCTATCCAAGGTCGCCCCGGCACTAAGCCATGTGTCAGCAGTCGGGGAGATGATATTGCTGCTGGAATCCAGATTGCTGACGAAATTGCAGATACCACCACTCGCACCATTCACCACGGTCCCAGCGAACGGACCTTGAGCAACCGTCACCCCAGACATAATCGTAGCTGCGACATTACCAGCCAGATTGTTGATTTTGGGGGCTAGGATGATCTCGGAATAATCATCCAAGCTCATGGTCATATCGACGGAGTTGAACGAGGTATCGACATGGCGCTGGGTAGCAACAGTAATAGTGGTCTGTTGCTCATTGGTGTCCTGAACGCTTAGAGCAGGCCCGTCCGAAACCACATAATCGTTAGGCAGGCGGATACGAAGCTGTTGACCAATCTTTGCGCCATTGCGGGCGAATTGCGAGTCGTATTGCTTCTCGATGTTGCCGATGAAGGCATTGGAGTTCATGAAGAGGCGGATCGCTTCGCGAGTGATCCCCCCAATAGTAAGAAGGGTATTAGCCACGGTTTTCTCCTTTGGCTGGGTTGAAGTTTGGCGATGTGGGAAAGGGCTTTGAGGGAGTGCCCTAAGACCTCATTGCCGACCAAGCAGAGGAAAAACGGAGCGGCTAGGCCGCGCAGCTTAGAGTCGGGGTTTGTGGATCGTGAAACCACTTACACGATGCAGGGCTTTGACCGGCCCAGACGGTTAGCGACTGTTAGGCTTTCCACCGGCCGATACCCTGGCCTGTGCATTACGTTTAGCCATCCAAGATTTTATGTCTTCATTGTCGGTAGGCTCGGATTGCTTGGCTGTACCGCCTACAGGTCTGATAGGTGCCGGTGCATTGGAAATCTTCTGTTCCACCGGCTTAACCGTGGTTGCGAATCTTGTAAGAGCAGCGGCCATTTTCATGGGCTCAAGGGCCAGGATGCGTTGAGCTTCATCAGGATTATCAGCCAACGCGGCGACAATCTTATGCCCATCAGGCAGAACGTCGGGATCTGTGACCAAGGCCATGAACTCGCGGCTGTCACCGGCCCCAAGGGCCGCGACCTCGTTACATTTCTCCTGGAATCCCTCCCGGCCGAACTCTTTCTCACCCGCCTCCAGAAACCCCTTGGCCCGCTTTTCTGTCTCTTTGGCGGCTAATAGGGCTTGGGCGCGTTGGTCGATGAGTTGCTCGAACTGCTCAGGCTTGAACTGGACGGGGGCCGGATCTGTCCCATCGGGCTTGGGAGCGAGAGCGGCTAATTTAGCCTCAGCAGCCTCCCTAGCCGTCTTTTCCCGTGTTTTCTGGGCCGTAAGTTCGTTAATGCGCTCTTGATACCAAGGTGTGCGCTTGGGCTTAGCTTCGGCAGCCTTTTCAGGCTCGGGTTTGACATCTGGCGTCTCTGCCAGCGCTTCGGCCGCTATGGGAAGCTGCGTAGCTTCGGGGAGATCGCCAGTTTGTTCAATGAGGGTAGGTTCTGGCTTGGGGGATTCGACGGTGCCGGGATCGGACATGGTTAACCTTGACAATTTACACGGTGTTCGCCGCCGCTAGCGTTAATGAGGGATATTAACGATCTGCGTCTCTTGCTGGGAATAGGGCAGTGTCGCGTCGAGCAAGAGCGCGTGATAGATGTCCTGCTTATATGCCTCAGGTGTCAATGGATTCGCCAGCATTTGCGTCATGCACTCTTTGGCCGTCTGCACAAATTTGCGCCATTCCGATTTCATAAAAGCTTTTTGGCTAGGGAACGCTTTATAGAACTCGTCACCGTGCTTTTTATGCGAAGCGGCATGTTCATAGTAGGACCCGGCCATTTCCTGAGCCACTTTCTTGATGGTCTTATGGACCATACGCCCATCTTTGCGCACCCGGCTCATTTAGAAATACCTAAATTTCGCAGAGCAACTTTCCATCCTTCCGACTCCTGAAAAGCCTTTAAGGGGGCGCTAACATGGCGGTGCCCATCCCAAAATACAATAATATCAACACCGTTAAGTATGTAGCGCCGAACTTCAACCTTTTCCGGTATATCCCAGCCATGATCATTCCAGGTGGGGAACTGTGTTACTAATCCAGGAGATTCATTATCTAATATATTAATTTCAGGCCAAGTGGTCATGCCGCTGCCTGTTGGGGCTGTGGCGCTTGGTCCTGAAGATCTAGGGCCTGTGCGTGTCCTTGCTGGCCCTGCTCAAGGGCTTGGGAATGGTCTTGGCCTGATTGGAGACTATCCAACATGGCCTGATGCTCATTCTGCATCATGGAATGACTATTGGCCTGCTCGGCCAGATTCAAATCGTGAATCATATTCATGTGATCTTTGGGGCTCGGATCCAGGGGCAATAAGACCTTCATCCGATCCGTAATAGCCTTATAGCGGTCAATGTCTTTCTGCTGTTCCTCAATCGATTTGTCGGCCTTGAGGCGTGTAATCTCGCCGGAAAGCTTCTGAAGCAATTCAGCCTGAGATTGCATTTGCTTCTGCATTTCCAACTGCTGCGGGCTCGGCCCCTGCTTGGGCTTAAGCCGCTCTGCAATCTCGTTTGCCATCGGGAAGTCGGCCGCCTTGAACAATAGATCTCCGGCCACCTGCATTAGGGCTGGATCGGCCTTCATGATGGCCGTAAGGGCTTCGAACGCTTCCTGGCGCCTCGTAGCATATGCAGGGCCAATGTCAGCCTCAACATCATACCTGCCCACATTCGGGTTGAATATCGATTGAATGACATCCGCAGTCTGCTGTTGCTGCTGGACATATGCCTGCTGGGCTTGTGGGTCGACCTGAATCTCATGCTCAACCCCATCCTCGGCCATGATCTTCACAATGCGCTTGGTATCGTAAATCTTGGGAATGAGATCGATGAGCTGTTTGCCTATGAATCTGATCGCGATGGCGAGATTATCAATATAGTGATAGGTCGCGTTATCGCCTTGGCGCTGCCTTTGTTGGATAGCCACCCCGGACTTTTCGTTCCCCTCCATGCCCATATCGGATTGAAACTGCCCCGATACTTGCATGATCTCGTCAGAGGCCATCTTAAGCCCCTCGATATAAGCTTGGGCCATGATGGGCGGCGGTTGCCTTTGGGGGGCTTCTAGCTTCTGGCCCTTGTCGTCGTAGGCGTTGAAGGGAAGCCAGGCGTGATTGATCGTGTTTGCGCTGTCCCAATAGGTTTCCAGATTGGAGAATGCCTCCATAGGCCCAATATAAGGGGTCTTTGATTGGAGGGCGACATGCTCGGTAGCTGCGGAATACCAATAATTGGCTAGGCGTTGCGGGTCTTTCATCGCTCGGGTATGACCTTTGCGATCAAGTTGGCCATTAATATTGGTTTCTTCGCCTATGACACGGATCAAAGGAATGTAGCGACCTGCCCATGTCGAGCGCTCGATAATCCTATCCCCAGCTACGAGATACCACTCAACCTTACGATCTATGATGTTCCGGGTTTTGGTCTGTGGATCGTCTATTGTGGATTTAAAAAGCTCATCTTCCATCTTGGATTTGGCGATGGATTGGCGTTGGCCGGTCTGGGGATCGATATAGGAAATGAGCTTATCGTCGGATTCCACCACCCTATAATACTCTGCAACACGGACCTGATCGTCCCTGAGCCAGTCCCCGGAAACATCCAACGGTGACTTGGTAGCCAGATCCTTGTGGCGGGGATAAACGTCCTCAAAGACTTCCCTGCTCATGTCATCAAAGACAAAGCCAAACCGGGCATCTGACCCGTCAGCTTCTTTGATATCTGGGTCTAGGTAAACAGTGAGCGGGTCCTTGACCCTCCGTATAAAGATATCCTGGTCAAACGATTGATCAGTGTAGTCTGGGTAGTCCGTGACAAGCCTAAGCCAGCCAATTCCGCCCTGAACCTGGAAGGAGGTTGCTGTGTCATAAGCAACCTGCGCGTTTGAGATATACTCAATGTGGCGGACAATACCTTCAAATACCTGAGCAGCATCATAGGTAGCTCCATTCCCAACCGGCTTCACCTTGACGCTCGGCTTGTTCTGCTTGGCGTCGTTGATGATATTAAGATTATGCTGCCGGATTTTGTTAATGGTCAAGCAGGGGCGTTCATCAAGCGTCCCATATCCACGCGCGTTTCGTGTGGTTTCATCCCATTGATAAAGATTGTCAGCGTCACCATTGGCGAACTTAACGTCTTCGATGAACCGAAGCCGGCAATCGTTTTCCACAGTGGCACAGATGTTGAACCGGCGCATAGCCTCACGGACGATCCGTTCGTCTGGCGTGCCCCCGGTATCTTCTTTGCTGGAATGGATGGTGTCTTCAGTAGCCAATGCGCAACTTTCTTACTTTCGTCCGGCGAGCGCGGGACATAAAATTGCTCATCTTGCCATCCACGCGCTAGCCCCAGGCTGTGGCATACGTGGCAATGAGGGCTGTTTCTTGCGGCCATCGCTCATAGCCACGGCAAAATACCTGGCTGCATCCGCATAATGAGAGTTTTCATCGTGCTCGGGCTTGCGAGAGAACTGTTTCGTATCTGGGTCGACATCATATCGATAACGTCTAAGAGCTTGGAGGCCGTCCGCGCATTTATCAGCGTCGAACCAGCATGACCCGAAGAGGGTCCTGAGAGCATTAATCCCATCCTCAACAGAGATATTAGGCGTGATTTCAACCCTGAAACCCGCTGCGATCGTGATTTCATGGATGGTTCTACCCGTAGCTAAGGACTTGGCCTTGGCGTCGTGTGGAAGCCATATGGTGCCTAAGACATACCCCCTGGATTGAATATGCTTCAGGTAATGATCCCAAGGCCGCTGCGAGTTCTGGTAGCTCTCTAAGAGCCTGTATTCAAAGCCTACTCTTTGCGCATACCACAGCGATGTACTATCTGCCCATCCGAGGTCACAGAACACTTCAACGGGTTTGAGACTGTCGTAAGGAACGCGGGTGATTCTGTTTTCTGCGGTGGCCTGGCGTAATTCTCGGGCATAGATAGCCCCCTCCAAAGTCTGACGACAGTGGCCTTCCCAGACGTTAAGGAATGCGTCTGTGTCTCTAGCTTCGAGGTCATCCTTTTCCTGCCTGAGAACATCGGGGAACCAAGGATTGTCCTGCCATCCTATCTTTTCAACCCAAGCATTGGTGGGCGGGGAGGCGACAAATCTCTTATAGGTGGGATCGGTATCAAGCTGAGGATTAAAGCTGATCCAGATCTCACTGTTTTCCTTGCGGATCGTGGGTATTAGCGCATCCCACGAGCTATTCGATACGCCATCAGCTTCCTCAACCCAAACACGGTCTAGGCCCTCTTTGGATCTGATTGAGCCTATGTTGTGCTTCAGGCCGGCAAATACAAAGAGTGTGCCATTAAGGCCGCGTATTTCGCTCAGCGTGAAAGTGTAGAAACTCTCGAGGTGGAGGCTTACTATTTGGTCCTTAAGAAGCTGATAAACGCTGTCTTGGATCGAGTTTTGGACTTCACGGGCACAGAGGATGCGAAGGGGTTGGCGTATACCCTCAATAAGCAATGCGCGGGCTATGCCCCACGACTTCGCACCACCCCGGCCCCCATATAAAACCTTGTAGCGTTTAGGTTCGAACAGAGGCTTTAGTTTAGGCGGGAATTTCGCCTCAACCTGAAGTCCCGAACGTGACTGTGATGCCCTGGAGGGCTTCTTTAAGACCGTCTGTTGCATCGTGTTCCGTGGCGCTCAGATCGGGAAGGGTTTTGCGTAAAAGGCCAAGAGCGGCAGTGACATGGTGAGGGGCCATTTCAATTTCGCCGTTTATTAACGAATTCAGCCGCTTAACAATCTGAGTGGTTTGGATTTTGGTCCGCGTATATTCTGTGGCCCTTGGGTCCAGTCGGACGCCTCTTTGTCCCTTTGGCATGGCGCGCGAAGCTATTTCTTCTTCGCTCGGCGCTTATCGCTATAAGCGATTGCGACAGCTTGCTTAACTGGCTTTCCAGCCCTCACTTCGGCTTTGATATTGTGTTTGAAGGCTTTCTTGGATTTGGATTTCTCGAGAGGCATCAGTCCTCTTCCTCGCGTGTGAGCTTCTTGCCTTCTTTGGATGAACCAGGTGTTTCATTCTTGCCTTTGCCGGGCTTACCGCCCGAGAAATGCACCTTATTGCCATGAGCGCGATTATGGTCCTCATGACCTTTGTGGTGTGAGGCCAGATGGGCCATGGCCGATTTCATTTCGTGTTTCATGGAATGGGTTCCTTGGGCTAATAAACACCAGTGAGCAGGCCGGCAGTTGTGCCAGAGGTATAAACTTTGGCGATGCGAATGGCGAGCCAAGTGCCTTTTGTAACGGCATGAAAAATTATTCCGGTGCCAGTTCCCACCATATCGACCTTTAGATTTCCGCTAGTGCCAATATAGATGGCTTTGAGGGGTGGCGAAAAGGCCTGGGTCTGAGTAAGCCCTACTGTTACCGCATTCGTCCAGCTAGGACTTAGAGTATTGGTGGGGTCATTAGGATCCGCGATGGCAGTTGCAGGCCTAACCGCACTTGGGGCTGTCATAAATTTCTCCAGAAAAGAGGCCGGATATTTTCATAGCCGGCCTAGTTGGTTTGACAGGCCTTAGTAGAGCAGGGCCATTGGGCCAAGATTCGCTGTGTAGGTCGTGGGAACCGTTGTGGGAAATGTGATCGTCCCGGCTGAACCCGTGCGCGAGCCCGTAAAGGTGGGATTGGTTGGACTATTGAGGGCCAGGAACTTGGCTGTCGTCCCATTGCTTTGAAGCCCAATCCAATAGGTTCCGGGAATGAGAAGTGTGTAGGTCGCGGTGAAGGCGATCTGTTGCCAAGTCAGCGCGGTACCCGCTGTGGTACCAGTCGTGACCGAATTGGCCAGAAGAGTTCCTGCATTATTGAATAGACCAACTTCCCAAAGATCGGTTCCCCCCGTGCTACCAACTGCAATGGACACGCCTGTAAAAGTTGCAGGGAATCCGACATTTAAATTGGCCACATAGGTAGTGCCCGCCGCCATGGTCTTGGAAAGAGTTGAGCTGTAATAATTGACCATATTGGCCAATTGCTGAAGGGGAATAGACCCCATCTGAGGGGACGTTCCCGACGCAAGCTCAGTATCGACATTGAAGGTTTCATTGCCCGTGCTTTGGTTGAGATTGGGCACGCCATTGCTTAGCCATCCGGCCATTGGAGTCTCCTGTGGTTGAGGGTTTTGGCCGGGAAGGTACTTCCGGAATAGTTAGGCGGCTACCGCACCCTCACCCTAATGGGTTTCGGGCGGTTTCCGGCTAACGCAGCCGGGAACAAAATTACCCGATATGCGTTTAGGCCGCAACTATAGATTTCAGGGGGACTTTGATTGATTTGCCCATTACATCGAGCAGCGCATAGACGCGCTTGTTCTGGTCTTCGACGAAAAGGCCCTCCAGGCCGGCAAGAACACCTTCGGCTATCTTTACCCTATCCCCGGCCTTGAACTCTTGATTTGCCTGTGGGGGCGTCTCGTGAGGCTTATAATCGCGGATTACGGTCATGATCTCATCATGGATTGGGATGGGACGATTGTCCGGAGTGCTGATGATATAGCTAACGCCTCTTGTATTGCGAATAGGCTGCCAACCATCCTGTTCTCTATCGAATCTGGCGAAGATGTATCTTGGAAATAAAGGGGTTGTTTCCTGTATCAACATGCCCCGTTTTATGCGTTGGCGTCGGTCGAGGGGGAGACAAATTTCAAAGCCCTGATTGGCGATTTCGACGGCCGCTCTTGGTTCGGATTGAGGTTTTGTGCATATGCAATGCCAAGCCAACATTGTTTGTCCACCGAGCCCTATAGAGCTTGTCTACTACCTTTTTGGCTTGTGGGTAAGTAAGGGGCTTGGAACGGGGTTTTAGGCCAAGAGCGTCAGCAAAATCCTTGAGGATGTAAGGATTAATAGTCATCGTCGTCATAAACGCCCAGCTCATGCGCCATTTTCAGATATTTGCGGCCTAAAGCTTCCCGATGAGCACGTTCGCGCTTTTCTGCCGCCGTTAAGGGCCGTGGCTTCGGCTGGTTCGCCATAAGCCGATTTAACAGCGCGTTGGTCTGCGTCACATTCTTGCATAGTGCGCCCGCGCGCGAACGGAGCGTTTCAGCAATAATATCGCTAAGTTGGGTCTTAACCATGTCTGCGCACCAACTGCGGAATATCCGGCGGACTCGCTACCATCACCTGGGTTAGGATATCACACGACAGATCCCAAGCCTTGGCCTGGCTCTCGTCCTTAACACACTCCTGCATCTTGAGCAGAAGCTCTTGAACAGTTTGTGCTGCTGGGGAAAGCCATTGCTTGGGAAGGATGGATTGCAATTATCCCTCCGTATTCGCTCGCGCGGCCGACTTCCTGGCGGCGAGTTTTGACTTGGCGTCATCAGACATAGGCTCTGAACGTTTGACCTTGGCTGGGAAGCATTCGGCCGGGAGACGGTATTTCGCGGCCCGGTGGACTGAAGCGATGGTCAAAGCGTGTTGGCCGGCCCGGAAGAACTTAATCGGACCGTCCTCTAAGCCCGTTGAAACCATCAGGTGGCAAAGCTGATGTTCGGGATCGCGGCTCTGGACACCGTGGCCGAAGTTAAGACCCTCTGCGCGAAAAACGCCGGAGCGGTCAATTTCTTGGATTTGCGCCAGATATTCCATCACCAAGCCTCAACTGACAAATAATCATCCTGCTCTGAGAGAGACAGCCGTCGCCACTGGCGGGCTTCTCCAACCTTCCTACTCATGCACAGGCCGTAGATCAATTTGCCCGTGGAGCAGTCTGGCTTGCCTCGGAATGTAAATCTGAGATGCCAGTCCATTACGGAGCGGGCGCCGGGTTAGCGGCGGTGACCTTCGCGTCCAAGGCCGTCAGCGCATCCGCAACAGGCTGCAAATCAACCGGCGGAGTGGGGACGGAACGGGCAACGAGAGCATCAACGTCCGTTGAGATCGTCGCTACCTGAGTGAGGAGATCGGAAACTGCAATTGCCATTTTGTGGATGTCCTTGTGGATGGTGAAAAGGGCCATTGTGATCACGGCTAGTGCGGCCGTCAGCAGCCCGAACAGAATGCCCACGGCGAAATCCATTAGCTATGATTGCTCTCGGAAAGTTACAAAATCAAGTCAGGTGAGCGGGTGCCCAACAATAATCAGCGACAAAACCCAGCAAGCCAAACCGCCGGCCATGAGATTGAATCTCGGAGGCGCGGGCACCCCCAAAGTGGCCAAGACGAATAGAATGAAAGCGGCAATCAATAGGATCAAACTGAGCATTGCGGTTCTCCCTCAAATGCTCAGAGAACGCGCAATAGGCGGTTTCAGAGCCAATAATGCGCCGCAATAATCACCAAAGCCCAGAACGTAATATTGCCGGCAAAGACAGCCCACATGGATGCGTTCTGCATCTTAAATCTCCCCGTTGGCCCATTGTCGCGGCCAGCCCTTGCCCATTTTCCTAGCCTGCTCTTTGCACCGCGTGAGCATTGCGCGGTGCTCAGGGTTTTTCGGGTCCGCAGCAGCAATCACCATTTCCCAGCCACTAGGACCTAGGCTCTTAGCCAACCAGGCTTGGAAGCGATTAAGCCGCTCTTGCGGGTCTAGGATGGTGACACTTCCCCCATCCCCATTCTTCCCAACAACGAACCCATTTAAAAGATTCTTACTTACTTCCTTATGGGAAGATGGAGAAGAAGTAGAAGAGCCGTCACCATGCCGTTCACCATCCCGGCGGCTTGGTGGCTGGTTTTCGGCTGTAAACCTGGTTTTTGCCCCTTTGTTCTGTCTCAAATGTTCATCGCGAACTAAGCGAGAAGAATACCAAAGTGGACCATCAAAGTTATCCACAAGCCTAACTTCGTCGCCAAACTTTCCAGCGTGAAATGGGCGCCAACCGTATCCAGGATGGCCCTCGTCGGCGCCCTGTAAAACGCTCTTTTCTACTAATTCAGCGATTGATTTTGCTTTCACGCCGGCGGCCTTAGTCAGATCGGCTAATGGCCAACGAACAACCCCGTATTCGTCCGAATCGTGCAGCACACAAAGAATATCAACCCACGCGCCCCGCGCCGCCTCCGAGCAGCGCCTAAGTTTGGCGTTATTGCGCCAATCTGCTGGATAGAATTGAAATGAAGGCCGACTCATTGGCCCCCATCCCGTTTTATTTTCCGCCAACAAACGCCACAAAAGTATTTAAAAACGGCATCCCGCCCGACCCGAGAACAGGCGTAGTGCATGGAATCTTCTATTTCATCCGGGGGAAGCGATTTGAGAAAAATACGAATTGACCGAGCTGCGCCGGAATTAAGTGCCCATCCCGGAAAATTCTCTGTAAAAATCGCACAAACGGCGTCTATCGTATTTTGTTGGGCGGACTTTTGCTTCTTAAGTAAACGATCATATGCTGCGACTTGGGCAATTCGTTCTTTGAGGAGATCCGCCCTTTCCGACAGATCAACTGGGTGAGCCTCCAGCGTCCCGGCGGCCTTTCCTCGGTTACAGTCAAAGCAAGATGTGATGAGATTATAGTCTTCGGCCCCGCCACCGCGCGAAACAGCCTTTATGTGATCGACCTCCAAGACAACTTCTGGAGGGTGCCGGCCACAATATTGGCAGACAAAGCCGTCGCGCTTGAACGTGTTAAATCTAGTGCGGGTGCTAATAGGCTTGCGCTGGTGCGCCATTTGAATTGCCCCTTCCATGGGCAAGAAAAGTAGGCCGGTAAGCCCGCCGATGGAGCGGTTAGGGCAAGTGTAGCGAGCACCTGTCCCGGCCCTGTAACTATAACTCCTCAGTTCGATTCCGGCAACTCGCCCGTCCAGCCATCAGCATGGCCCGAGTAGGCTGGCTTATCCGCCATGCTTGCTGAGTACCCTTCAGGTGATAATTCTCGCCAGGGACCACCACAGTGGCGGATTCAGCCCATGTGGCTAACGCTCTCGAATGGAGCGCATAGGCTTTGGATTGGACGGCGGCAACAGTACGGCCAGACATTGAGGCGATATCGGCAAAAGCTTCAAACCGTTCCCGGCGTGGGAGCTCCATAGCTGCACGCAACCATAGGCGCTCGTGATCGGCCCATGCGACTAGGATTTTATTCCCAAATCTATCCACAGTCACGGGGAGGGCCAAGGGGCTTTGACGCGCCAAATTAGGTTGTAATTATCAGACCTTGCAACGCAGCATAACCACCAGCCTTCAATATCGCTTACCCACAGCCAACAGGGACGCATCCAAGGCCGCGGAATTTTGTCGCCTATCCTCACCGCATCCTCGCTACTGGCTTCTGAAACACCAGCGCGCAATGTTGGGAACAATATGGTTTACCAGCTTCGACAGGATAGCCACAGAACGAATATGGGGGATTGGTTCCGCGTGGATACCGGCATAGGCCATCGCGTAGTTCCATCATGTCCAGATTGCGGGAGGGGATAGAAGAGGGGCTTAGAGGGATTGGTCTTGGCTCTAGCATAGCCTTCTTGGCTGCGCGCGATGCGATGCGCCTAGGCTGCGCAGCGATATAGGCATTGCTCAGAGACATGAGGGGGATTTTCTCGCGATGCGTTTTTCCGATTATCGAGGACCTTGAGCAGCCAAGTTTGTCAGCTAGTTCCTGCGCCGTGTAGATGCCTTCGGAGGCCAAAGCGCGTAGTTGGGCTAGCTTCTCGCCGTTTTCCCAGAACTTTCCATGTGGCCAAGGCATCAGTTGCCAACATACCAAGGCTGTTTATTAGGAATATTTTCCTGTTCGGGCTTGATCTGCTTCTTGGCGACCAATTCAGCCTTGAGTTTGGCATGAAGGTCTTTGGCTTTCTTGGAAGCGCGGGATTTACTGTCTGATGACCAGCGTGCCATTTGTCACCATGTCTCTGCGAGGATAAAGGCCGGAACCCGTTTTTCAGCAATCATTTCTCTAACCAAACGGTGCATAGGCTGGTTTGTGGCAAACCACTCACCGTACATTCGTCTGTCATTCAGATATTTATGGAGAGCCTTTTCGTGCTGGATGGGAGCTGCGAAATATCCTCGCAGGCGCAACTTCACACACGCCTCTTGCTGGACAACCTTGAAACGGCTGTGTGGATTGCGCGACCAGCCTATTTTGATATCGTGTCTAGTGGGCGCATCAACAAAATAAATATACCCTGCCTTGGATCGCTTTATGCCAGCGCCAGTCACTTTTCCCTCCAGACCATGACGCCGCCGTTTTCCTTGCGCGTCGTGTAAGTTCGCCCCCACCGTTTGCCTAAATCGTAGGCCATCGACTTGATGGACGTTGGCTTCGCGCCTTTGAAATATAATTGCCCCCGGACCTTCATAGCCTCAAAAGCCCCAGTCATGGTTTGCTTTGGGCGCGCATCGATGATCTTTGTCATGTTCCGATATGTGCCACACGAAAATAAATCCGTCAAGCCACTTGACCGGACTTTACCAAGCGTCTTACATTACCCCCATGAGCAACAGCTATGGCCACTTTCCACGTGATGAATGGGACGCAGACGATCCGTTCGGCCGTGAACCATCCGTCCAGAAATGGAAACACTATCGCCGTCCCAGCCGCAATCCCGGCGATCTAGTAGCCGTCATGGATAAGATTGTTGATCGGCTGCCGACAGCGAATAAAGGGATTTGGAAATGACATTGCCCAGCAGAGATTTTCTTGTGCGCCAGGCCATACTCAACGCTGTGTTGAAGATCTGGCCAGCAAGCGCGAAGATGTACGGCATCGCCGGTACACTCATATACATGGGGTGTGACAAGCACTCAATATTTTGTGAAGCGATCTGCCCCGACATTCGGCGTGAGTTTCGCAAGCTCGTTCTGAAGTTCGATAGCGCGGAGGTATCATACTGCAAATGAGGCCATATGATCGCAAGGATTTCTGCGTCGAGCGCGTCCGTAGTGACGCACGCTGGCGCGATCTGGAACGCAGCAGGCCGATCCAGGGAGCATGGGAATATATGATCGGGATAGCTTTGGTCATCGCCTCAGTGTTTGCGGTTCTATACACAGCAGCAAGTTTTCTCTGATGGGCTGGGAACCAATAACATATTGCAAGATATGTGGCGATGCCTTTGACGTTTATGCTGCGCCGAATGAACGAGTCTGCGACTGCTGTTTAGAAATACTGTTTATCGAAGCAGAACAGGCGAAAGAACGCTACGAAGCCGCAAGGAGAAGCAACTAATGCCTATCACGACTAAGTTCGCCACGGCCTTCGCCAAGCTCCAAGGCGAAATCAAGCCAGCTCTCAAGGACGCGACCAACCCACACTTCCGCTCGAAATATGCTGATCTATCGGCAGTTTGGGAAGCGGTGCGCGCGCCAATGGCAAAGCATGGCTTCGGAATAATTCAATCTCCGCAATACGAGGGAGACAATATCTATCTGGAAACCACTCTTCTGCATGACAGTGGTGAGTTTCTGACCAGCAAATATCCTCTGAAGCCTTCCAAGCCCGATCCCCAGGGCTATGGCTCTGCTCTCACATATGCGCGTCGATATTCGATAGCAGCGATGCTTGGGGTAGTGGCTGACGAAGATGATGATGGAAACGCTGCCAGCGCCAAGCCTTTATCCCAGCCTCTTCCCGCTCAAGACGATCAAGATGTTATCGACGGTGTGAAAAACTGGATAGCCAAGCATAAAATCACAATCATGGGCGCTAAGCGAATGCCAGAACTATATGGCTGGCTCGACGCTCAGGGACAGACAGAGGCTTTCGACAGGCCAAAGTCTGGGAGCAATCTGGACAGGCTGAAACGCAAATCGCCAGAGGCTTTCGAGGAAATCAAGCAAGCATATATGAACCAACTGTCTGAAATAGCATCGACGGAGAAGTAACTTGGCCTTGTTTTGGTGCAAACGGGATGGAATGAACCTCCGGCCTTATGGCCAGGAGAGCGCGCATGCGCTGGGAAAGTTACCGCTTGACGCATTGCTGCAATGCGAGGTTAAGAGGCCAAGACGCGGACGGCATCATAGGCTATTTTGGGTCTTAACTACCCGCATTGCTGATGCTATAGGCTGCGACAGCGAAGATATTGCGCACATTCTCAAGATCAGAACTGGCCACGTTCGGGAAGTAAAAACAAAGTCTGGGACAGTCGAGATCCCGCTTTCGATATCGTTCGCAGCCATGGACCAAGAGGCATTTTCCAAGTTCTGGGATAAGTGCTTAGTCGTGATTGAAACCGAGCTTGGAATCATCAGGCCAGACATCAAAGCTGTCATGGACGATGTTTTGCAGG